GCCGCCGGCGATCAATAGCTTGCCGGGCGAGAGAATTTTCTCCTCCCCGGCCCCGACAATGGCGTGATATCGCCAAACCTTATGGCCGTCCAAAGCATCGAAGGTGGTCGGATCGCACATCGACGCGACGAAGTACCGAACGTCCTTGTGAGGGCTTGCAACGAAGTCCGCGACATGGGCCCTAGGATCGAGCAGAACACAGCCCCACGGGATCACGCCCGCCTCAATGAGTTTGTCGTGGGACGACTTGACGCAGAAAATATGGGAGTGTCCCCGGATCGCTTCCGGGTCGAGGGACGGACCGCCGGCCGCGATCACCGCTGGCTCGTAGTGCCGTCCCACCACCTCTACATCCGGCAAATCCCGTTCAAGGTTTCGCCTTATGTTCGCCTGAATCGTTTCATTCGAAGACACGTTGCGCGTTTTCACTTGCAACCGGATCGGCGGGGCGTAGGGTTTGCGAACCGCCATTCTGACAAAACCCCCGTCTTTTACCGGGTCTTTCTTCGGCAGAACCATGAAGTCATCGTCTACCAGGAACCCGGCCCCGCCCGGCCGGCCCTCGTACACGTCATCCAAAACAAGAATTTTCGACCCTTTCACGGCGTTGTAATCGCCCAGAATGGTCTTTTCCGAATGCCCGCCGTCCACAAAGGCCAAATCGGCTTCGATCTTCTGGCCGTGCAGGGTCTCGCGGGTGTTGCCCTTGATTAACCGAACGTCAACGTCAGGACAGGCTTCGGTGATCTTCTGGCCCACCTCGTCCTGGCTAAAGTGGGCCTTGACGTTGGATTCCTCCGCGTCGGTCTCGTCCGTCGCGTCTTCAAACAAATCATAACCGACATACGACTTCGCGCCGGTCGCCTGGATCATCTGAATTGCGCGGTCGCCGTTCCACGTCCCCACCTCGACAATGGAGTCGATCTCGTCGCGGTAAATGTGGCAGATTGCGATTAGTTGGTCGTATCTCATCGCGCGTACTCCCACCATTCCGGCTCATACGGAAGCCCTGGGAGCATGTCAGGCGTGCCTCTGGTGTAGTGAACGACCTTCGGCATCAAGGTTTCCGGCGAATGCCCTTCTAGCCAGTTGTAATCCTCGGGAATGTCCCCGATTTCGTCCTCGTGAACCCACAACATTGCATGAAGATGGGCGCCGGGATCGTTGTTCACCCTGTATAGGGTCAGGCCGTGGCACTTCGCCGGATTGAAGACCATCAACGAGGACCAATTCTTCCGCCGGTAGCGGGTTTGCACGACATTCGTGTTGAATTTGTGCGAATCGGTCGGTTCATGGTGGTGTTTGACGCACCAAACCGCTTTATCGCCCTCACAGGCGCGGATCACGTCGGCGATGTCGCATCGCCACAGCACATCCGGGTCCACGAACACCGCTCGTCCGGGCTGATAGTCCTCCAGCGCCGGAACGAGGAAGCGCGTGAACGAAAATGTGGTCGAAAAGGGCTTGCCGTCCCGCATATCGATCATTTGACCGTCTGGCGTGACCAAATGTTCGCGCCAAAACAGCTTTTTTGACCGCAATTCCCAATGCCTGAGCGGTATTACGTTGATCGGAATGCTTGCTTGGGCCTCCAAAGACTTGATGCAGACATCCATCGCTTGAATGTCTTTTTCATCGAACCCAACGTACACATTCAGTGGTTCTGTCACTTCTAGTCTTCCCACATCCAGAGTTGATCCGGACCCCATTTCTTGATCCGGGTTGCCCCCAGATCCTCCAGGAAGGCCGGCAATTCGCTGCCGTCCAACCCGTAGCGGGTCGAGCATTTGTGCTCATGCTCGAAAAACAGGGTCGGTTTGGACCGTTTCAGGGTTTCCACTGCCCCTTTGAGGGCGAAGGTCTCGTATCCCTGCAGGTCCAGCTTGATGAAGTTCGGATTCAGCCCCAGACTGTCGATTGTGATCGACTGCTGGGATTTTTCGCCCTTGCCAACGCAGTAGATCGGGCTTTCCGGGTATTCGTCGCCGTGATATTTCACCTCGGCAAAGCCGTCCGAGAGGGCCTTGCAGATCACGCTCGCATCCGGGCAGTTTTTCTTGATGCACTCGGCATTGAGCGGGTCCATCTCGACCGCGAACACATGCTCGAAATTCTTCAGAAGATCCTTCGTCCAGCCGCCGACGTAAGCCCCGCAATCAAGGGCGCATCCAAATTTGGACAGATATGGCTTGACCAGTCCATATCTGGACCCTGGGCCGTTTCTACGAGTGACGTGGTTGTCTACCGGATACCACCAGCCGTCGATTTCAACAGGTTCCACGCTTCACCGCTCCTCATCTCGTCAAGGGTGAATTGATTGTAGGCAACCCAATGCGCCCAAGGGTCTCGCTCAGGCCACTTTGGGCTTTCGATGTCGGGGAAATCCCAGCTTACGCTTTCGGCGATATGCTCCCCGGTAACGATACAAGGCACCCCCTCTCTCAAGGCGTGAGTCGCGGATTGGGAATCGAACGTCACCACGCACCAGGCATTCTCAAGAGCCTGTTGCATGTTGCCCTTCGGCCCCGTCTTGACCGCGATCTTGCGATCCGTCGAACGGCGAATGTCGTTGATGGTGCAGGACACCCAATCTTCCCCGCGGAAGCCGTACCAAACCGCCCTGCCCGGTGAAGGGGGGACGATCAGAACGTGTGACCCCAACTTGCGCCAGGGCTCCATGACTGTTCCGAGTTTCTCGAATCTGTCGGGTGGGCATTCAAAGGGTTCGGTCGCCTGGAACCCGTTCAGCGTGACCCGGTAATATCCGTCAAAGTGGCCCGGCCGGAAGTAGCCGTTGTCGATATGCCACCAGTCCCGGTTCAGGGCTTCGCAGAGGCGGATAATCTCTCCACACCCCCTCAAAACCCCGTAGACGATGGGGTCTCTTGCATCCAGCCCTTCTCTTACGTGCTTTCTGTCGCCCCATGCCTCGCATACCCTCTGCGAGATGTCGTGGTCAGTGTACAGCGCGACAGGCTTCAATGACTTCCTCTACGCTGATTGCATCCATCGCCCGCCTGCAATGCTCGCGGTCGAACATATGGCCGCACCCCGCGTCATATGAATGCAGGTTGATATGTATGTCGTATCCGGTTGTTCTCGGATGAGTCAGGCCGCCAAAGATCACCACCCCCGGAATTCCGAGAGCCGCGGCCGCATGGTGTAAGCCTCCTTCCGGTCCAAGATACATCTTGGCCCCGGCAAGGTAGGGCAAGGCGTCCATGAAGGATTTGGTGCGAACGAACTCCACACGCTCCAGAACTTTCCCCTCGGCGCCGACCTGCAGGAACTCCGCGTCCATCCGGTCCACCACCGCCTGATACTTCTCAAAACCCCAGTCCTTGTTATCCTTGAAGAAGTCTTTTTTGCAGTTCGGCTCGATCAATATTTTCCCGTGCGAGACCGGCCCGACCTGGATATGACCGGGAACAGCCTTGTAGTGGGGATTGAAGATTACCTTCGTGTGCCCACCGACCTTCACCGCCCCCAAATGGTAGGGCCGCTTCCCAGGCTTGTTTTCCAGCGGGAATCCCCGCCCCATCGTGATGTCTTTGTTGCCGTCAAATATGGGCGACCAGTAACAAACCTTCGCCGGCACCCCCAGGGCCTTTTTGACCGCGCGGGCTTCGGCGGTCAGCATGATGTCGTCACCCCAGCCCATGCCGCCCCTCACACAGTAGCGTAGGGATCGACTGACTTCCGGGCATATCGCTTATACTCCGTTTCCCATTTCTCGTGTTCTCTGTCCCGCTGCGTTGTCACGAACGGGCGGGACCGGAGCGCATATCCCACTTCATCATACACATGGTCTTCCTGTTTTGAGTTCGGGCCCTTGTCCGGGTCGAACTCATCGAGGACCAACATCGGAACGGTGCGCCAGAAGTGTTCACAATTCGCCGTGACGTAGAACATCGGGAGGCTTTCTTCGCCGGACTCCCCATAGTCTTCCGATCCCGACAACCTCGCCAGAATCTCGGCATACATCGCCTTCCGGTCCTTCTTCGATTGCCGCATCCGGAATCGCCCGTCCGTGGCAGTGGACATATTCTCCTGAGGAGATGGCCCGTCGTGTTGAGCCCACATTCCCGTGTCCCCAACCCGGTAATCGATGACCTCGCCGTCCTCTCTTTCGAGGATCTTCTGAGCCACGACCGCCGCCGGCATTCTCTTGCCTTTATCAGCTTTGCCGTCCCAGCCGTACCACTCCCGGTATCGGATGACCGCCCCGGCAGGAATATCGACGCCGTCCCAGCCGTTTTTGGCCGCTAGGTGCGTGTCCTGATCGGCGACACAATACCAGCCCACCGAAAAAGGTTTGGCAGTGCCCCAATCGATACACATGAACCGCGTCCACCACTTCGGCGGGTCGAACGGCCTCAACTGGTGTTTCTCTCTCGATAGATTATGCAGAGCCGCACCGACAACCGCGTCCCAGTCGCCCTCCGTCAAAGCCCGCGCAAGCTCAGGAGGCAGCGCAGAAAACTGCCCGGCGTAATTCGAACTCAGATATTTGTTGTCCCGCATCTTCGCCGGGATGAAGACCGACAACCATCCCTGATCATCCGGGTTCTTCGGATCGGCCATCGTCTTGTCCCGGAACAACACCTCCGGCACCGACCCATCGATAAAGGTCTTCTTTAAAAACGTATGCCCCGGACCGCCAGGGTTGGACGCAAAGACAATCCTCGGCAGCAACTTCGTCTTCGGCGCCCAACTCCCCAACCTCACGCGACCGCGAAGATAGGTCAACTGGTACTCGGTCAAATGCGAGGCTTCATCCACCCCCAGCCAGTGCATCTCCGCACCCTGGTACCGGTGAACGTCCTGCTCTTTCTCACAGTAACAGAAATTGATCCCAGCCCCGTTGTAGAACACGAACCGTTGTTCGTTCGTCTTGTACTCCCCCAACACAGAGGGAAT